CGACGCCGGCGCGCGACCGGGCCGCCGCCCGCGCCTCGACGCGCTTGCGCAGATTTTCTTCCTGGCGCGTCGGCTCGAGCCCGTAGCGTTCGCGGTTTCTCCGGAGCCTCCCGAGCCGGGCGCGGTCGATGCGGTCCTGCCGCGCCTCCGCCTCCCCCTGCATCCGGTCGACCGTGCGCTCGAGGTCGCCGACGATCTCGCTGACCGCGATCGTGCCGAGCAGCGCGAGCCGCCCCTTGCGGCCGAGCAGGACGGCGCCCAGCAGGCCGATCTCCTGCACCCAGGGCGGGAGGTCGTTGAACCCGGCGGCGAGCTCCCCGACCACCGTGGCGGCGATGCCGAGCGGCGCGGCGATCGCGTCGGCCGCGCCGGCGGCGCCGAGGAGCACGCCGCGGAACTGCGCCTCGATATCGCGCCCGAGCGCGTCGGGGTCGAGCCCGTCGCGGAACTCGGCGATCGCCGCGCGCAGGAGCCCGATCGCGGTGTCGCCCGAGGGCAGCAGCGAGCGCCCGAGCTCGGACTGGAAGTCGCGCCAGTCGCCGGTCAGCGCCCGCACCCGGTTGGCGTACTGGTCGGCGGTGCGCGCGGCGTCGCCCTGGGCGTCGCCGGTCGAGCGCAGGATGATGCGGAGCCGCGCCAGCACCTTCTGCTGTTCGGTGGCCGCCCGCGTCCCGCCCGCGATGCCGGCCGCCATCAGCTCCTGTTTCAGCGTCGACTCGGTGATGACGATGCCGAAGCGCCGCACCGCCTCGTGGTTGCCGACGATCGCCGAGGTCAGGAGGTCGATGGTCTCGGGCTCGGCGGCGTTCTTGAAGCTCGCCAGGTCGACCCCGAGCTGCGCCAGGGTGCGGGAGAATTCGAACGCCTCGCGGCGCGCGAAGCCGAGCGGCACGAAGGTGTCCTGCAATGTCGCGAGATATTGCTCGATGTCGAGCGAGGACCGGCCGACCGAATCGGCATGGGCGCGCGCCCAGGCGCGGGCCTCGCCGGTCAGCTCGCGGAACACCGCCTGGAACTGCGAGCGCAGCTCCTGGGCGTCCGAGGCCGCCTTGAGGAAGCCCGCCGCGACGCGCGCCGTGCCGCCGGTCGCCAGCGCCACCATGGCCAGCCTGAGCGCGGTGGCGCGCCGCCGCGTCTCCTCGAGCTCGCGCCCGGTCGAGCGCCAGAAGCGCTGCGCCCGCCCGGCCCGGGCGCCGGCGCGCCTTGCCTCGCGGCCGAGCCGGTCGAGCTCCGTCTTCGACAGCCGGATCTCGCCGACCAGCCCGGAGGCGTCGGCCCTGAGCCTGAGCGCTACGTCAAGATCGGGCATCGGCGAAGACCTCGAGCGCGGCGTGCTCCATGACGCGCAGCTTCTCCAGCAGCTCGGCGGTCCAGCGCGTGCCGCGGGCGCGGGCGGCGGCCTCGACCCCGGCATAGTCGAGCCCGGTCGGGAGCCCGGTCATGCCGGCGCGCCGCCACTGCGTGCCGGCGGCGGCGAACAGCCAGACCGCATCGGCGTTCTCCGCCAGGATGGCGACGGTCGGGGGTTCGTCCTTCGCACCGGCCCAGCGCCTCGCGGCGCTCGTCAGTTTTTTTCCGCGCGCCCCGTGAGCGCCCGGAAATACGCCTCCGTCAGGGCGGCGCCGACATAGCCGATGCGGGTGAGCCGGGCGACGTTGTCGGGCGTGCAGGGCAGCGCCTCGCCGTCCGAATCGTGGACCCCCTGCCAGGCCACGATCACGCGTTGCATCAGCGGCTCGCGCGGCGCGTCCCCGCTTTCCTCCATCGCCCCGGCCGCCTCGTCGAGCGGCAGCGCGCGGAAGGTGACGACGATGCGGTGGCTCTCGTATCGCGGCCGCCTTTGCGGATCGACCCCGACCGGCTTGCGGATCTCGACCGGCCATTCGAACTCGTGGCTTTCCTCGAGCCGGAACATCAGAGCTCCACCCCGTCGATCATGATCCCGGGCAGCGCGCCGCCGGGATCGACCACCGAAGCGGTGAAGGGCAGCTGCTGCTCGGTCTCGCGGCTCTTCAGCGCGGTCTCGCCGCCCGGGGCGATGCTGCATTTGGGCGCGTAGAGGTTGCGCCCCTCGCCGCTCGCGGGATCCTCCAGATAGGCGAACGCGGCGACGATCTGCTTCGGCCGGGCGGACCGCGCCTGGCGCCGCTTCGGCGATGCGACCGGCGTGTAGTCGATCTTGATCGTGTCGCCGTCGGCGATTTCGGCGGCATCCGCCGCGATGAAGATCCGCGCGCGCTCGTGGTCGACCATGAACGAGGTCGCGGCGAGGGCGGTGTCGGCGTTGACCTTGCTGTAGGTCGCGGCGAAGCCGGCCTCCGCGACCGCCGCGACCCCGGTGGGTTTCGCGGCGGTGACGCCGAGCCGGTACCAGCGGCCGCGCTTGGCGACGACGATCTCCTCGTCGGTCACCGCCGTCGCCGCGTCGGCGTAGCCGGTCTCCTCGCCGAGCAGATAGAGCGCCCAGTTGGCGATGCTGGAATCCTTCACCGCGAAGGCGATCCGGTGGGTCGCCGAGCGCACCGCGTTGGCGAGCTCGGTCGCCACCGGCCCGTCCCCGGAAAGCACGGTGACCTCCTCGCTGGTCGCGGTGATCGTGGCGCTGGCCGAGTCGCCGAGATAGCGCTCGCCGGTCTTCTTGCCGTCCTCGTAGACGTCGAGATAGACCTCGCCCGCGCCGAGCACGATGTTGGTCGCGTGGTTCTGCCGGGCGACGGTCATTTGGCGCCTCCCCTGCGGGCGCCGCCGCTTCCCGCGGCGGGCGCGAAATACCCCTCCGGCTCGAGCCGGTCGATCTGGTCCTGGCGCAACAGCACCGTCTCGCCGGGCTCCCTGGTCTCGCCCGCCTGGATCAGCCGCTTCGCCAGCACCCGCTCGTGCCGGCCGGCAAACTCTTCGGACATCGGTCCCTCCTCCCGTTTCAGCCCTGCGCGTCGAGCACCCAGTCGACCGCGTAGCGGTCCGACCAGAACACCCGCCCGTCGACCACGTCCTCGAGCGACCCGCCGACGAGGCGCAGCGGCGCGGCCGCGCCGTCCGGCGTCCAGCCGAGCAGCAGCGCGCGGATCGCGCCGACCAGAAGGCCGAGCTCGGCGCGCGCCTTCGCGCCCTGCGGGTCGTTGGGCGCGGCGACGATGTGCAGCACCGCGAGCCGGGCGGTGACGCGCTGCACCGCGGTCGCCCGCCCGCCGAGATTCTCGCCGGCGTCGTCGGCCAGCGGGTAGACGATCGCCGCCGGGGTGCGCGGCGCCCGGTTGCGCGCCGCCTCCAGCGTCGACTCGACGGAGCGGAAGCCGGTATCCCCGGCGGCGATCCGCCCGCGCACCGCCTCGACCGCGGCGAAGGTGAAGTCGGGCGCCGCGCTCACCCCGCCGCCCTTTCGAGCATGCCAAGGACGATGCGCCCGACCGCGATGCGGTCGCGCTCGTCGAAGCCGAGGAAGGGGCGCGCCGGGATCTCCGAGCCCGGGTGCTCGACCTTCGCCACCGGGTGCCGGGCGCCCGGCCAGAACAGGGCGCGCTTGTGGCGCGGGCGGATGACGCGCGGCCGGGTGCGCCCGCCGAACTGGTGGATCGCGGCGTAGACGACATTGGTGCCGACTTCCATCCCGTCGCCGGTGACGTTGTAGGCGATCGAGCTCCGGAGCCGGCCGCTGTCGGTCAGCGTTTGCCCGCCCTCTTCGCGCGCCCGGGCGGATGGCGTCCACGGGCCGTCCGGCCCGGTCTCGGTCTCGAAGCGGCGGATCGTGGCGGCGACCATGTAGGAGCCGATCTGGCGCAGCGCCGAGATCGACTCCGCGCTCCCGCGGACGCCGGCGGCGAGGATGCGCGTGAGCGCCGCCTGCAGCCGCGCGTCGTCGATCGACGTGTCGATGACGATCCCGGCGCCGGCCATCAGAACCCCGCCAGCCGGCCGGTGGCAAAGGTCTGCCGGCCCGGCGTCGTCGTGCCGGCATTGGCGCGGGGAGCCGGGTCGCCCCGCGAGTCGACCAGCGCGGCCGTGCCGTCGGCGATCTCCCCGAGGCGCTCGCGGGCCTCGCTCGCCGCGGTCGTCACGTGCTCGGGCGCCGCTTCGTCGTAGAGCCTGCGACGGGCAAGGTCGGCCGCGATCGGCACCAGCGCGGGAAAGGCGCCATCGAGCGGCAGCGCGTAGGCGACCGCGAGGCGGCTGTCGATCTCGGCGGCGGCGTCGGCGATCGCGGCCGCGAGGACGGTCTCGTCGTCGGCCAGCTTCGCGATCTCGTCGGCGCCGAAACGCGTCTCCAGGTCCTTGCGGGTGGCGTAGGTCATCGCCGCCTCAGCCGGCGGCGAGCAGCGAGGCGACGACGCGGATCGTCCCGCCGGTCGAGCGCGCCCACAGCGTCTCGCCGGCGCGCACGGCGTGCTCGGCCGCGTCGCCCGCCGGGTCGCGGCGCTCGCTTCGGCTGCGCGGGTACCAGGTCTCGGCGTCGGCGTCGGCCGCGAGCTCGGCGTCGGCGGCGGCGCGGTGCACCAGCAGCACCGCGCTCGGGTCGTCGGACTGCGCCTCGATGCGGTAGCGCCCGTCGGCGGCGAGGTTCAGCGCGCCCTCGGCCCCGAGATCGGTCCAGCCGCGGCCGACATCCACCCCCGCCGTCGCCATGGTCTCAGCCCGCCGCCCGGGCGGCCGCCTTGACCGCCCACATCGCCGCGCCCTCGATCTCGGTCATGGCGACGGCGCGGACCCGCGCGGCCTCGCCGTCCGGCGCCGGCAGCGCGACGACGGCATCGAGCAGCCCGGCGGCCCTGCGCTTGATGTCGGCGATGGCGGGATCGCCCGAGGGGTTGAAATCGACCCCGACGCGGCGCTCGCCGAGGGTCAATTCGCGCTCGCCGGTCATTCCGCGGCCCCCGCCTTCAGATACTCCTCCCATGCGGCGTCGCGCTCGGCGGCGGTGACGTCCCGGAGCCCGGCCGCTTCCTCCAGCGCGTCGGTCTTCGGCTTGCCGGCGGCGGTGAAGTGCTCGCGGTTGTCGGGGTCGAGCTCGTCGATCGCCGCGATCAGCGCCGTCTGGCGTTCGATTTCGGTCTCCAGCTTGGCGCGGATCGCCTGGTCGTCGGAGATGCGGCGGAAGAACTCGCGGACCGCGCCGGCCGGCGCCTCGCGCAGCACCGCGATCGCCCGGTCGAGCGCCGCGGCGGCGCCCTCGCCGGCCGGCATGTCGGCGGTCGGCACGACGACCAGCATCGGCTCGGCGCGCAGCCGGTCGAGCTCGTCCCCGCTCCAGCGCCCGGGCTCGTAGGCGGTGGGCGTGCCGGGATGCGCGAGGCCGCAGCGGAAGAAGCCGTCGCGCTTGGCGGTGATGGTGACCGCCGGGGTGTTGGTGTCCATGCGTGCCTCCTGTCGGGGCTCAGGCGAGCCAGGGAACCATGAGCAGCTGCGCGGTGCCCCGGTAGACGTTGGTCGCCCCGGCCGCGTCGCGCTCGGCGTTGACGAGCTCGAGCCCCTCCTTTTCGAGCGCCGGCGGCACCACGAGGTGGGTCGGCATCATGCCGAGCGGGCGGCCGTGATCGCCCTTCATGCCGTGCAGCGCCACCCGGGCGGCCTCGTAATTCGCCTTGTTGAGCGCCTGCTTGGAGCCGTAGGCCTTCTGCCAGAACCCGAACCCGGCCTCGGACCGCGCATGCACCCCGTACTGGAAGTGCCGGCGGTCGAACACGTTGTCGTCCTCCTCGCGGTCCTTGCGCACGATGTTGTCGGCGCGCTTGCGGAGCTGGAAGACGAGCGGCTTGAAGCTGCCCCGGAGATCCATCAGGTACCACGGGGTGCCGTTGCCGCCGCCGGTGTTGGACACCGTCCCGGTCGAGCCGTCGGCCTGGATCACCGGGTGGTCGGAGTCGAAGAAGTACTGCCCGTCATAGCAGAGCTCGGAGAACCCCTCCTTGAGCAGCGGCCAGACCAGCTCGTCGGGGTGCGCGCCGACCGCCTCGCCGAGCCGGGCGAAGAGCGGCGCGTAGATGCCGAACTTGTCGTCCTCGATATGGTTGCGGTCGACCTCGACGGTGTCCTCGAAATCGCGGTTGCGCAGCGTGTAGCCGTGCTGGCGGACGTTCCGGACCTGGCGCTCGCCGATCCACTCCTTGAGGCCGGAGATCTTGCCGAGCCAGGCATAGACCTCCTCGGCGGTGCTCGACGGCACCACGGTGGCGACCTGCATGTACTGGCTCGAGGCCTGCATAGCCTCGACCCCGTCGCGGAACGCGGCGTTGTAGCTCGCGAACAGCGTGTCCATGTTCGTGCGGGTGATCAGCATGGCGGTCTCCCCTCAGGCGGTCGCGGCCGGGTCGGCGTTGAACGGAATGCCGGTGGCGACCCAGGCGCCCAGCCCGTCGACGTCGACCAGCAGCCCGGCGGCGGTGCCGTTGGCGTTCGACGCCTTGCGGATCGTCTGGTCGTCCTCGACATAGACCCGGCTGCCGATATCGGCGCGCGCGACCTTGTTGGTCGCGAGATTGTCCCAGCGGAAGATGCCGGCGCGCACCCGGACCTTGCGGTCGCCGTCGGAATCGGTCGACGGGCTCGCCACCGTCTCCTCGGCGCGCCCGATGGTGACCTGGCCGGCCGCCTTCGAGGCCGGGATCGCGTAGCCGTCGGCGCCGAGCTGGACCAGCGAGCCGGCATGGATGGTGTCGTTCGCCTTCATCGCGTAGGCGCGGACGAAGTCGAACCCGCCGGTCAGGCGGGGGGTGTCGCGGTCGCCGGTGAGCGCGGCCATCAGGCGGCCTCCTCTTCGGCGGCGGCGAGCGCCCGGCGCGAGGCGATGAACTTCTCTTCCGAGACGCCCGTCGCCCGGCACACCGCGCGCTCGCCGGCGGTGAGCGTGTCGCCGCCCGCGCCGGGTTCGCCGGGCGGCACGACCCGGCCGCCGGGCAGGATCGCCGGCTGGCCGGCGGCGAACCGGTCGAAGCCCTCGGGGTCCTTTTTCGCGTAGCCGAGCCCCCAGTCCCGGCTCGCCGGGGTGAGCTTGCCGGCCTTGATCGCCCGGTCGACCGCGGTGGTCGCGCGCGCCTCGGCGCCGCTGGTCTCGAGCGCCTCGAAGCGGCCGCGCAGATCGTCGAACTCGGCGCGCGGCACGAACTTCGCCGGGTCGGGATCGCCGGCGCCGGCGGCGGCGGCGGCCTTCGCGGTCTTCACCGCCTCGGCCACGTCCCCGGCCGCGGCGTCCCCGGCGAGGCCGGCGGCGAGCGCGATCGCCTTCACCGACCCGGCGGCGGCGGCGAGCTCGCCGGCGGCCTTGGCCGCGGCCTTCGCGGCGGCCAGGATATCGGCCTCGCTGGCGTCCTCGGCCAGGCCGAGCGCCCTGGCGATTTCCTTGTCCATCTCGGACTCCTCTGCGTCGTTGGCTTCGGCGCGCGCCAGCGCGCGCATGAAAAAGGCGGGGGCGTTGGTGAGCGCGGCGCTCTCGATCCGCCGGATGCGGCGGCTCGCGCGGTCGTACTGGAAGACGGGCGAGAGATAGCGGTACTCGCGGGCGGCGAGATGCGCGGCCGCCTTCCCGGTCCACTCGACCCGGCCCCACACCGCGCCGTCGCGGACGAACAGGCCCTTGATCCAGCCCGCCGCCGGCGCCTCGCGGCCGTTCTCGCGGGCGTGCTCGCCCTGGTGCTCGTAGTCGATCGGCAGGTCGAGCACGAGCTCCTTGCTCGCCGCGACCACGCCCTCGGGGTCGTCGTTGACGAAGGGCGGGCGCCGGTCGTTGGGCCGGGTCGGCACGGCGCCGGCCGGGATCAGCTCGACTTCGGCGGGCGCGCCGCTGACATCGTTGGTCGCGACCGCGGCCGCGCGGCCCATCGTCTCGGAAGGTTTCGGCCCGGGCATGGGCGGAACATGGCAGCGCCCCGGGCGGGCGCGTAAGTGAACCATGGTTCACTGCCCGGCCGGGCGGCGCGGATGCGATGCTGCGCCGCTCCCGCAGGGCGGGGGCCGGGACGCGCCAACGTCCCGGGCCGGGAGACCGCAGCCTCCCACGACCGCCTCCGGCCGCGAAGCGGCCGTCCCGCCACCCCGCACGGGGCGGGAGGATTATCGTGGGAGCCCCGCGTGCCGTCCAATCCGCGCCACCCCGCCAGGGCGGACCCGTTGCAGGACATTCGCTGCGGCCAATGCGGCGCGCTGCTGCTCAGGGCCGGCGCCGAGGCCGCGCGCGGGCCGCTGCAGATCAAGTGCCGCCGCTGCGGCACGATCAACCATCTGAGGGCCGCGGGCCCCGCAACCGAGCGCCCGGGAGCGTCATCCGAAAAGGACGAGGCTCATGGCGAGGAAACTCCCGCCGCTCCCGCCCGGCGCCCCGGGCCGGCCTGAGAAAAACCGCTACCGCGAGCAATACGGCGTCATCGTGATCTGCCGCGACGAGGCCGACCAGAAGCGCGCCTATGACTGGCTGCGCCGCTTCCGCCGCCCGGTCCGCGTGGTGACGACATGAGGATCGAGATCCGCCACCGCTGCGACGACTTCGCGAGCTACCGCGCGGCGCGGGTCAAGTCGCTGTTCAACTGCGAGACCGGCGCCAATTTCGCGCTCGACGCCGAGCTCCCGATCGAGCGCGACGACTGGCAACTCGGTGTCGTGGTCGGCCCGAGCGGCTCCGGCAAGAGCTCGATCGGCGCCGCCATCTGGGGGCCGGAGGCGGTCTACCGGCCGACCGGCTGGCCGGACGATGCGCCGATCGTCGACGCGATCGGCGCCGGCGGCGCGTTCGACGACGCGACCCGGGCGCTCTCCGCCGTCGGCCTCGGCAGCGTGCCGGCGTGGCTCCGCCCCTACGCCGTGCTGTCGACCGGCGAGCGGTTCCGCGCCGATCTCGCGCGGATCGTCTGCGACGCGCCGCGAAGGGTCGTGATCGACGAGTTCAGCTCCGTCGTCGACCGCCAGGTCGCCCGCATCGGGGCCGGCGCCTTCGCCCGGGCGTGGCGCCGCGGCGATCCGGGGCAGGCCCCGGATCGCGGTCCGGGGCAGGCCGTGCTGCTCACCTGCCATTACGACGTCCTCGACTGGCTCGAGCCGGACTGGGTGTTCGACACCGCGACGGGCGCGCTCCGCGCCGGGAGGTGTCTTTGGCGGCGGCCGAAAATCCGCCTCGCGATCCACGAGACGGATTCGCGGCATTGGCCGCTGTTCGAGCCGCATCACTATCTGAAGCCGAACCGGATGATCGCGGCGTTCTACTACGTCGGCGTCGTCGAGGGCGGGCTCGTCGCGCATGTCGCGGTCACCACCCGGCCCGGCCTGCGCGAAGCCCGCGGCGCCCGCCTCGTCGTCATGCCCGAATGGCAGGGGGCCGGCATCGGCCTGCGCTTTCTCAACGCCGTCTGCGAGCGCTGGCGGCGCGGCCGGAACCCCTACGGCCGGCCCATGCCCACGCTGTTCAACACGTCGCACCCCGGCCTCGCCGCGGCACTCCGCCGGCACCCGGACTGGTGCCAGGTGAGCTGCAATCTACACGGCCAGAACAAGGCGAAAAGCCGGTCCAGCATCGCGCAGTCGGTCCTGCAGAGCGGCCGGAAAGACAACGCGTCGGCCGGCTATGGCGGCCACTTCCGCGCCGCCCAGGGGTTCCGCTACATGGGCGAGGCGGCGCCGTGAGGGGCGGGATCGGCGGCTAGTTGGCGTCAGCGATTGCCCCGCCATGCGGGAGACCTTCGCCTCCCCGTTTCGAATGGATCGAGACCAAATACTCGGCCAATGCGAGGGCCGCTAGGAAGATGGGAGAGCTGCCGGTCAGTGGCGGGGCAGGCGTCCAGGCGCCGTGATGCGCTCACGCTTCTTGAGGATTTCATCGGCGATCTTCCGCCCCAATGGATGAGGTCCTGCCCAAAGCATGTAGTAGATCGGCATCCCGCGCGTGTTTCTCACGACGCTGGGAGTGGCCACATGGCCGAAAGCCGCTTCCAGCCGCGAAACGTAGAGATCAAGCAATCGTGCGGCTGCGTCGTCGACTTTTCGACGATCTGTATTCCCGAAGAGCGTTTCCTCATCGGAGTAGGCGAGATTTTCCCAATCCGTCGTACCGAAGCAGCCATTTAGATCGGCTCGCCAGTTCTCTGGAATGCGCCCCGATCTGGTGATCAGTCGATTGATGGCCATGCCGAGCGGAAAATTGACGATCACCTCGAACTTGCCTGTCGCGCCCAAAGTCTCGACGGTTTGCCAGCGGAGGTGGGGGCCATACGGGTCGAGAAACGCAACACCCCTCGTGTTCCAGCGATTGAGATGGGGGACTAGTCGGCGGATCAGTGCGTTCGCGTCCCCCACCTCGATTTCGATGTGCCGCCCCTGATACTCCGAGCGCAATTCCGTGAGGAGTTGCGCCCGCCGCCGATCTACATCGAAGAAAAAGTACTTCGAGAACGGGTTTTGCAGCTTCAATGCGCGCCGCGGTGAGCCCTCGATGAACTGCTCCCGATCTTCCATAAAGGAATCATCAAGCAGCTGCAGATCCTCGGCGTCGGCTCCCTTCCAGGCATTCCTTATCTTCGATCGGCCCGCGCCGGCGAATGCGTCGATGAACACCAAATCGAAGGGTTTCTTCTTCAGGGCTTGGGTGTAAGCGTGAAGATACGCCTCAAGACCGTCCAACTTCTGCCTGGCCCACGGGCCGACGGTGTTCTCGGTGTGCGATTTCCTCAACGATCCCTGGCTCCCCACCGGCCTCTCAGGCGGAAATTTGTCCAAGGATCGGTTCTGGAACGATCTGCCAGGGGAAGCCGTTCCACTCCACTCCGTCGAGCATACGCCCGCGCGACTTCGGTCGAGGGCCGCCCCATTGCTTGAAGAAGAAGGCCACTCCGTCGCGGTCGCAAAGGTCCCGAAGACCGAGCGCCCATTCCTCCTTCATGATACGGGCGCGCGGGCCGCTTTCCCCGCCGACTATGGCCCATGCAACCCCACAAAGATCGATATTCGGGATCGGCCCCAGAAGCGGTTCGAACGAGACGAAACGAGCATCGGAGTCGATCTGCTTCAAATGCTCGATGCGGCGGGCATGCGCAGCGTCTTCCACGGAAACGCCAAGCCAGATATGGGGCGGGGCCCGGCGGCCGCCGTACCGCTCGCGAATGTAGCGGCGCATGAGCGAGCTCCGCTTCGTCAGCACCTGATAGACGTGCCAGTCTGCGCTTTCCATCACGCCGAACACGCGATCGATGAACCCCCGATCTATCCCTTTGTGGAAGAGATCGCTCATGGAATTCACGAAGATCATTCGCGGCTTCTTCCAATGCGTCGGCTGCTCAAGGCGCGAGGGCCACGTCCTCAGATCGAAGCCCTGCTCGTAGGGGTGTCCGGTAACACCACGCCAACGCTCCGCGAACCGCTCCGCATAGCAGTTATCGCAGCCTGGCCCCACCTTGGTGCAGCCCGTGACCGGATTCCACGTTGCGTCCGTCCATTCGATTTGAGACTTCTGCGCCACAGTTCTCGACCCCGCTATTGCATCCATTACCATGGATCACGTCGGGAACGAAGAGTCCGGGGTGCCCGGTTCATCGAGCAAATCTGGAGCAGCCCCACCTCCCCACCCCGAAAATCCCGCCGTTAAACGGGCAAATCGCGGAAATTAAACGGGGTCCCGACCGGTCCGGTACCCCCGCGGGGGGGCCATTTTGAAAGGGCGCCTGTGGGGCGCGCTGCGGGCGACAGGCGGGGCCGTCGACCTGGCGGCCCCGGTCCGCGTTTGACGCCGCGGCCCGGGGCGGGTAGAGGACCGCCGCCGGTCAAGACGGAGGATTGGGATGATTGGACGGATGCCGCTGCCCATCGTGTTCGGGGAGCATTTGGAGGCCACCGAGCGGGTGGTGAGCGCGGAGATCGAGGAGATGGAGGGTGGCGACCGGGCTCTCGTCCTCCGCTTCCCCGACCGGCAGGGCCGCGGAGCCTCCATCCTCTTCCGGCTCTCCGCGGACGCCGCGGCCGCCCTGCGGCAGAGTTGATCCGCGGCCCGGCCGGTGCTATCGGTCGGTTGCAGCCGCCGGTCGGGCCGCCTCCCCGCGATCGGCGCTGACGCCGCGGTTCGGGCGGGGGCCGCAGGCTACCCGTCAGGAACCGCCGGTTCCCCCATCCGAATAGACCCGCAACCCCGTGCGGAGGTTCCGCAGGGCGCTGGTCTGGCCGCGGAAGAAGGTGAGCCCGGCCCAATCGCCGCCGTCGATGTCGGCCACGAGCCCGAACACGCGGCTCCGCCCGACTCTCACCAGCCGCACGTAGCGCCGCCGGACGGTCACCCGGCGGGATGCCTCGCTTTCGGCGAAGCCGACCCAGATCTCCTGCGGCCGCTCGATCAGCTCGGGGATCAACGGGAAATACGCCTCGCGCCCGTCCTGGCGCCGCGCGTCCTCCAGCATGTGATCGACGAGGGCCTGATCGACCGCGACGCGCGCGCCGGCGGGATCGGCGAACACCGCCTTGTCGCCGCCGATGGCTTCGCGCAGGCGTTCGCGCAGCGCCGCTTCGTCGCCGCGCGGCACCC